GTCTGCATCTGAAAACTTAATTAAAAATCCATTATTATCAACACTAACACCTCCACTACCTGATATCAATGTTTTTACTGCTTCAGAAACATCCATGTTAATATCTGTAGGCTGTAAACCAAATTCTTCATTGGTGTCTAATCCTGGTTGATAAAAATATACTGAGTCAAAAGAAGACGTATTAAAAAATCCACTACCTGATTGATACAACCAACTTCCACCACTACCAGACCCAGAAATATATAAACTAGGTGCACCGGTATTAATTTGTTGACTACTTGATATCCATGATGAACCAGATAATGTAGTAGAAGATCCTGATGGAGTATATGACCAAGATACATGAGGAGTCGCCCAAGCTATACCATCTGTAGTCGCAGTTGAATCATTTTCAAATCCTGTTCCATTAGTCCATGGTTGTCCCATTAATTTAGCGTCTAAAGTATATTCAGCTGGTAAATTTTTTGCGTTAGTTGTATATAATTGCAACATAAATTTGCAAGAATTTAAATTTGCAGAATATTTAGTAAGAGTTTTAGTAATTTCAGACATATCAAATTTAACGACAAATCTGCTTTTAACTAAAGTCTCACCATCCGTATCCAATTGTTTACCAACTTGAAGAATTTCATCGATACCAGTATTAGAATTTATGAGACTACTAGCCTCATACATTGTAGCATCACTTTCTGCATAAAATATTCTAAACATAATTAACCTTATGTACTAATCATTAAATAACTTCCACTACGCCATAATTGTCCCGGATTACTAGGATCTGTTGTTGGTAGTGAACCTGTAATAAACACAATTCCAGATTGAACATCTAATCTATCAATTGATGCAGATGTTACAGAAATATTTGATCCAGTTACATATGAAGCGGTAGCTACTGTCATTGACGCAGTCTGACTGTTTCTAACATAATTAGTAATACCGTCGATGGAACCAGAAAGTACATATGAAGCAGTATCAGCAGTACCAGTTAACGTTCCATGTAAACTACCACTAACACCTAATGATCCAGATAATACTATGTCTTCTACCGTATTTGCAGTTAATACATTGTATACATCAGCCACATAACTTGCTGATATTAATCCTCCGGCAACTATATTTGTGCGATTATCTCGTATTACGCCCATTTTATTGACCTTTTAGTATAAATATAAAGATATTAAGAACTTACGACTCTACCACGTATATCTTGATTTGGAAATTTAACTTCAAAAATACTAGGATCTAAAGAAGGATATATTACACCATTTCTTGTAGCTGAAGATAAATCATAAGCGTTTCCTGAATAGCCTTGATTTGAGTCGAATTTATTTTTTAAAAATACATTAACTACATTTTGTACTCCAGGTACATTTCCAATTAGATTTTGTATTTCTGATTTAACTATTGGTTGATTTATTTGCCATTTATCAATATTAAAATAATTTTTTACTTCGTTTACACACGTTAATAAAACTTCGTTACTATTATAATTTGACAAAACTGAAATTTCAAAATCTAATGATATATTAATAATAAATGCATCTTTTATATTAATAGCGTCAGTTAGCATTCGATAGTAATTTAGATAAGTTTTTAAATTATTTTTAATTGCATCATTTAATGAAGTTAATTGTTTCGATGAATTAAATCCTAAAACATACATATTCATTGCCAATGGATTAGTAACACGCATTTCAATTAAATCTTGCTGTGCAATCTGATCATCTGGAACTATATATGCTTTTGCAATACTTCCAAACTTTCCTGGCATTGCATATGATCTAATTATATAATCCTCTCTTGTTACTAAACGATTCTGAGCTGCAAAACTACCTAATGCATTATTTTTTATATCTTGCAATGTGTCTTTAGTTTTACCCCCAACTGCTGGTATTTCATTATTTAACGCAACACTATTTTTTACAAAATTTAAAATACTGATATTATTAGAACTATTAACATCTTCATCGTATTCGATAAAGTCTAATTCAGTTAATTGTCCTAATGCAACATTATCTTGAACACCATTTCCAACAGTATAGGTTACTGTTAACGTTGTGTTTGATGGTGCTTGACCATATGCTCTCGTAAATAAAAAATTAGATGGATCTATATCAACATCGATCGATTTACGAAATCCTGCTAATCCATTTCCAACATTATCTGGATTTGGAACAATCTCTTCATCGTTATTATCTGAAACTCCGGCTCCAAATTGTAATTCTAAAAAATTATCACTTCTAAATCTAGAAATAAATCTTTTTGATGTTTTACGTAATTTTAGTAAACTAGGAGAAGACGATCTATATTGCACAAAATCAGGATCATTTTCTAGTAAATTAGGAACTTCTTCGAATATAGTATCTTGTGCTAAATAAGGAACTTCTGTCCAAGCATCACCATCTGACTCGGTAACTGATATAATATCTATAATATTAGAATCAGTAAGTACTACTTTATCATATGCAACGGGACTATTAAATGTAAATCGTTGTGTTTTAACTTCTCCTGAAACGGCATTTGCTTGTTTTTTTAACAAATAATAAGTAGGGAGATTAGTCGTATCATCAACTTCATATATAGTAACTTCAGTAGGATCAAATGAAGAAGAGAATCCAAAGTCTATCGAATCAGTCGTACGAAAAGCTGCCGAACCATTTGATTGTTTAACACGCATTCCTGGTTTTATTGATAATGCATAATCATAATTTGGACGTACGTTATCACCAGTACCAGTTGCCGGAACTAATTGAAATACACTTAAAGTTGTACTAGCAGCAACTACATTATTGGCTCGGTATCCTAAAGATTTAGCTAAATCATAAATATTTCCACGTTCTGTTGCTTGTTCTAATAATGACTCTTTTAAATTATTGTCTGAATAAAAAGAAAGAACATCACCAACATATGCCGCCATTTCCAAAAACAATGTTCCAGGAGATGCTTCATTAAAATCAGTATATGTATCAGGAAAATACTGTTTAGCAAATTCAATTAAATTTCCTTTAAATTGATTATAATCTTTGCCTAAATATGATATATCTTTAGCATTATTCATTAGTTTCTCCTATTTCTATAGTACCATTTGTATTTGCAACCAATGTAATATTTTTTCGTTCAAATCCGTCAATTGAAAAGAAAATTGAAATTTTTGCATTATGTGGAAATTGAGGTTCATCTTCAGCAGTAACAGTATTAATAGCATCTAAACTAATATATGGTAACCAAAAAGAAACTGGTTCTCTAATAATATCTTCTATTTCTGATTTCAATGCAGAAACATTTGGCTCAAATAATATGTTTAATAATTGTGTACCAAAATTTGGTTGCATATATCGTTCGCCAATTCTTGTTAACAATAAATTTTTTAAATTTTCTAATGCTTGATCTATAGTAATACGAATCGGAGAAAAAACTTTTCCAGCTGGGGCAGTAAATCCTATACCTAGTCCAGTTTCGCTAGAATTAATTTCTTCTGCTGATACAATATTATATCCCATTATAATGCAAAGCCTTTATTTTTCTTTTTTTCTATTGCTTTCATTAAACCTCGGTAATCACGATTTAACGCTTTTGAAACAACAGGATCAACTTCCATATTCTTACCAGTTTCTGGATCTTCCATTACTTGAGTAGAAGTGTTGTTTCGCATCATTCCAAATCCTTGTGCATCTTCAGAAGAAAATGACATATCGGACATTCCTTCTTTCATTAACTCTGAATATGAACCTTCTGATTGTAAACCATTAGTTTCATTTAATATATCTGCAAATTTATTTTCCTTAAACAAAGAAGTTTTTCTTGGCTTTGATGTTTTTACTGGTGTTTTCTCTACTGACTCTGTTTGCATTTCTGTAACTGTGGATTGTAATCCTTCACGAAGAATGTCAGTTAATTCTTCTTTTATAACTTCACGTACGGCAGTTTTAAGTGCTTTTACAAGTGCTTTATTTGACATAGGTATTCTTTTTTATTATAAATATGTATGATGTTAATTTAAGGGACTTCCCCAAGATGTGTCGGACACTTTTGGTCCATATATTTGATTGTTTTGATTGTTGATATAATAATCTCCTGTTTTTCCTTGATTATTATCCGGGACTCCTACGTTAACCAATACATTGCTAGGAGCTTCAATTAAGTTGTCTATTAAACTTTTTTGTTGTTCTAATAATTCTTCAATTTTTTCTTCTCTACCTGATATATCAGAATCTGATACATTTATTAATTGATAAAACTCAGATTCAGTCATATCTTCAAATTGTGAAATATTTAATTGTGAATCATCATTTAAATTAGATATTGTATTTAAATTAATTGCTTGATTGTTACAAGTACTTGACAATTTAGTCAATG